TTAAAGATGACTGTGACATACTGGGGAAGATGGATGCCCAGAGCAAGAGGTATGTGATAAGATGTCTCATAAAAGAAATGTTGTTTGTGTTGCAAAGGTATAAAGCAAATGGCATATAATAGGGGTGATAATGTGCAAAAATGGATAATTTTATCCGTTTTTGTATAAAATCGCCCTATTTTGCCACGGAATAACCCGTAAATTTGCATCATAAAAAGACAAACATCAAAAAAGTGTATGAAACAGGTAAAAAACGTACTGACCTTAATGGTCCTGCTCATTGCCCTGAGTGCAAGGGTGCATACAATCATGAATCAGAACATCATTTTTACTAAACTCAATGCGGATTTATTCCCATTCTTGGCCAAGTCATTGCCTGGCCGTACATCACGATTCTTTGCTTTTTTGGATCTATACGAACAACAAATCAAGGACATTAAAGTGTTCGGACATTATGCCCTTGAAATCCCCTTTTTTGTAGCATATCAAGATCTATCCGAACGCTGGAACTGGGACAGAAAGACCGTTATGCTATTCTTGCAATCACTGCAAAAGATGGGTGTCATTGAAGTCAAAAGGGAGTACCGAAGAGTCACTGTCCGTATTCTAAATCTGGCAATTGCTCCACTCAATTCTATCTCTGAAACCAACGAGGATTCCACTTAAAAAGGCTTGCCTTTGTGTGGACTTATTATTTAGGGGCAGCCTAATACCCCAAAAATCCATTTTGGGAGAACAGGATAGCGAGAAATTGAGCAAGCTCAGCCATCCCTTTTTTTTATTTCCTAAGAAAAACGCCATATTGTTTGTTTCATTGCAAATTATTTATTAAATTTGCACACGAAACGCCCAATGTTAGGCGACGAGTAACTAAAAGCGACATGGATAGGCAACATTATAATAGACTAAAGATCGTACTGGCTGAAAAAGAGAAGACTGGTACATGGCTCTCTGAACAGATGGGGCGCAACATTGGAACAGTATCGCGATGGATGACCAACAAGGTTCAGCCATCAGTGGAGCAACTATTCGACATCGCCAAACATCTCGACGTGGATGTGAGGGAGTTATTAGTATCAACGAAATAACAAACAGGGAGAAAAGTATAGAATATTACAATACAAATAGAACCCTGAGTCTATTGGCATAAAGATATCATAGGAGCTATGAAAAAACTGCTCTCATGTAGATCCAAATAACTATTGTTGAATTATAATAAATAAACACCTATGGCACAATTTGAAAGAATAGAAGTCAACAACAAAATTGGATACAAAGACAAGTCTGGAAACATTGTTATAGAACCTATATACGATGAGGGGCAATTGTTTCTTGGCTCATTATTTTCAGATAATATGATTTCATATGCAAGCGTTTTGAAAGATGGGAAAACTGGCATCATTGATCAATACGGAAATGTCATAATTCCTTTCATATATGAAGAAGCATATCATCTTACGGATAATCTTTTTGCCGTAAGGAAAAAAAAAGAAGGAAATGACTGGGCATTTGGGGTCATTGATAATCAGGGTACGATTATAATACCATTTGAATATAAATTTATCAGAAATGACCACAATTATATTCAGTGTTTTGTTAGTGCCCGTTCCGAAAGGAAATATTCCCATTGCTATATGGATTCGTTTGGACGTATATATGAATACCATCCTCAAGAAGGGGACGAGATCTGGTATAATGCATTAGGAGAACAGATCTATAAAGGAGAGGGGGTTGAATGTTCGCATGACTATTTAATAGTTAAAGAGAATGATAAACTTGGTGTCATTGATTCCTATGGCAACCATGTGATACAATGTCTGTATACAGAGTTATATTGTACTCAAAAAGATCGTTTTGTTGTTAGGCTTGACAATGAATCATCTTGGCAATTTGGCCTAATAGACAATTGTCAAAATGTTATTATTGATTTTAATTACAAGTTTATCTCACATAATAATTCATCTTTTTATGAATGTTTTAAAGAGGCACGATGTGAATCAAAGAATTTAAGTTTTTCTTCATCAAAGAACGAAGACAATCATTTTAGTGATCCTATTTGGATTAATGAAAAAGGAGCGATAGTATTTGAAGGAAAAGCTAAAATTCTTTCTGAATCTTTTCTGGCGATTTCGGCAAATGAAAAATGGGGGGTAGTTTCCCAATCAAATAAAAAGATCATTAATTTTTTATATGATAATGTTAGTGTTATAAAGGATAAAATAATTGTTGTCAAAGATGCAAAATTGGGAGTGTTAAATGATGATGGTAGCATTCTTATTAATCCATCCTATAATAGGATAGAATGTATTATTGTAGATGACAATACATATTATGGTGTGAATCGTTCTACTGTATATGGGAAATATAACAAAGAATGTATATTTGATACAGAGGGAAAAACGAAGTTACTTTGTATAGAAATAGCATATAATAAGTCTATTAATCGTATTTCAATTGCAAACGATTCGAAATTTGATTTTGAAAAGATGTTTATTTTGCATGGTGACAACTATTGTGAATTGTTTTCCACTAAAGATGGTATTATAAGGAATAGCCGTTTTGAGGAAATTCGGAAACTCACAAACATTAGTTTAGCAGTAAAGCAGAATAATAAATGGGGTGTCTTCAGAGGAGATATCGGAGATCTCATTATTCCTTGTGAATATGATAGAATAATATTTGAAGGAGAACATGTAGCCTTATTGAATAAGGGGAACTTGTGGGGCGCAAAAACCTTGGTATTACAAAGCCATCCATCATATCATTTATTGAAAGCAGATATACCTGTGGTATATAAAGAAATTAAAATACTTGATGCAGCCGAACAGTGTTATGGTGTTAGGAAAGAAAGTAAGAAATATGACGGCTCAACTATTGAAGAATACACAATTGTTGACAAGTTAGGAAAAACTATTGATAACATGTCTGAATTTACTAATTTAGACAAACAATGTGAAATCTTTGATTATAATTTTGAAAGAATACTAGCTTCAAAAAAAGGCAAATATGGTTTTATTAGTTCAAAAGGATATGTTACAGTTCCTTTCCAATTTGATAGTATTGAAAAAAGAGAAGATGGTAATTTTGATGTTCAAATAGATAATGCATGGGGTGTCCTTGATATTACAGGGAGAGAAATAGTTAGAATAAAGTACTTAAACAGACTCCCTCTTAAGTTTGCAGATGCAATTGTGCAAAATGCTTTGACGGGCAGATATGGTGTTTTATCTAATGAAGGCTCTGAAAAAATCCCTTCTATCTATGAACATCTAATGATAGAGAATGATTTTATCTTCTTTGGGTATAATGGTTACGAAGCAGATTCAAATGGAGGTAGTTTTTTTAGCAATGTAGAGAATGCGACGTGGGGTGTAATGGATAATACTGGAAAAGTTTTGATTGCCCCAAAGTACGATTGTTATAAATTTCAAGATGGATTTTTGTTGGCTGGACGAGATGGCAGCATGCTTTGCCATGATGACAGTTCATACGGGTCGGATTATAGCGGCGTATACGATTTGTATACACTTACAGGCGATTTGATATTTGGCGGTTTTTCAGAATTCTCATACAATAAAGAAAATGAGTTGTTTATTTTCTTTTTGGGTGGCAAATGGGAAAGCTATTCTGATTTGATAGATGAATGGAATAACATATATGTATACGACTATGTCTTTAAACGCGGCATAGGCCTTTGGCTTTTTCTCGACAACAATTTAAGGTCTATCATTAGAGATTCTAATGGTAGGAAAATATCATTCAAAAAGGGGGCAAAATGCAAAATTGAAGTTAAACAACAAGATAAGAAAAAGACATATGTTTATAATATACCCATTAGTATTATGGCTAAAGGCTTTTCCAAAATAGAAGGAAATAATATTATTATTGCAGATTGTAATGAAGAAGAGTTTCAACAATTTGCCGCTTTGAAAGTCTCCAACGGTGATCAATCTCCATTCTATCAAAGAATTGAGTTTATAAGTGAATCCACATTCTTTTTCTCCGAAGAGAATAAAATAGGTATAAGGAATTATAATGATATCATTGTCAATGCAGAGTTCTTATTTATGACCTATCCTGTAAATGGTTTTTATTTTGTAGCTAAAGAATTAGACAATGATTTTTCAAGTCTTTCACTTTACTCTTTGAATGATAAAAGTTTCCACATAGAGGCTATGAGAAAAATTGAAACATCAGAACTCATTGAAAATGCAGCATTTGGAGGACTTAAAATTGAATGTAAAAACGTGGAATCAAATCTGAGTAATATTATTTTGCCTAAACATGATATTTTTGATGATTCCTTTATCCGTAAAGTTTCTCAGCAAGAATCAAATTATACCTGTTCAAGATTCAAAGATATTTATTGGTTTGCTAACGATTACAGAATGAAGGAGGCAGACTATTCAGAAGATTATGGCGATTACGATGACCATGACTATGCAAGAGACACTTGGGATGCAATGACTGATGGAATGTATGGTGATATGCCTGACGGTTTTGATGGCGATTACGCTTTTTTAGGTTATTGAACTAGGGAACTCTCAGTGAATTCACGCGTTATAAGTGTTTATCATTAAAGAAAAAGATCTATTATAATTTTCATTTTCAATAGCAATAACGTTTAATACAAACATATAATAATATGAATGTCTTTTTAATTATATTACTTATCATGGGTGGCATATTAGTATTATTCATTCCTGCAATAAAGGAAAGTTTAACAGGCACCCAAATGAAACATGTCAAAGGAAGAACTTATGCTTTTGTTAAAGAAAAGGAGTATGTTGATACCGAAGAAGGAATGGCTCTTCAAAGCATAGTATCTGTATTGGAGAAAGACGGAATTGGGCCATATAGCAACTCCGGTTTGTTTAAAATTCGATTAATCATGAATAAAACAGTTCCTGACTTGTATAAAACAATGGAATATTCAGATGACAATATAAAAATTATGTTGAAGCGGATTGGAATTGAAGAAAACGCACATACAAAAAGGGCTAAAATGTTAAACGGCAATTTTTACAATTCTGCACACAAATGGCTACAAGACCAAATACCAACGAATTCGAGTCCAAACGCAAATGTTGAACAAGAATAGTGTTTTCATGGATCATGGGGACGGTTTTGATGATTCACTTTGCAAACAATAGAACAAGAAACAAAACGTTATAAATATGGCAAGCGAAATATGAAGGAAGAAATTGAAGATAAGAAAGAGTTAATCACTACGGATGCTACTGCAAATGCTGTGCAGGTTATTAAGGCTGCCATATTGCAGAGCCAACAGAGAGCACTGAAGGCGATTAATCAAGAACAACTTGCCCTCTACTATGGTATTGGACGCTATGTTTCGGCCAACACCAGAAAGAAGAACTGGGGTAAGGGAGCTTTGGCTACAATCAGTGAGCAACTGAGGAAGGAACTGCCTGGACTGAAAGGATTTTCAGAGCGTAACTTAAAAAACATGCGTACATTCTATGAGGAATGGAGGATGCTGGAGAACTACAATTCGGCAGGCGGAACTGCCGAATTTACAGAAATTAACACAGAATCGTCAGTTCGGGCTGACGAAATACCAACCAATTCGGCAGTCCAAACTGCCGAATTACAAGCGGAAGACGAAATTCACCAGTTGCAGCTGACGAATTTACCAGACTTCCCTGTCGTGGCCTTCCTCAGTATCAGCTTCACGCACCACACTGCTATTCTTTCGCAAGTGAAATCGTATGAGGAACGTAAGTTCTACATCCAATTTGCTGCAGACTACAAGGTAAAGTCAGAGGATTTAGAGCAGTTGATGAAAGATGGCTTATACAATCATCAGGGACAGTTACCCAACAATTTCAAGAAGACCATACCTGACCAATTACTGGCATATCGGACTATAGCGATGTTCAAAGACGAGTATCTGTTGGACTATATCAATACTGAAGAGTTGTTCGTTAGGGACAAGGACAGGGATGAGAAATTGATAGAACAAGGTATTATCAACAATGTGAAGAACTTCATCATGACCTTTGGTAAGGACTTCACCTTTGTTGGCAACCAATACCATTTGGAGAAGTTTGGTGTAGAGCAATTCCCAGACTTGCTATTTTTCAACAGGGAATTGTCAGCCCTCGTCTGCGTGGAACTCAAAGATGGGCCATTCAAAACCGCTTATTTAGGACAGTTGGCTGGTTATCTGAGAATACTGGATGATGAAATACGCAAGCCCAATGAAAATCCATCAATTGGTATCGTGCTCTGCAAGAGTGCCAACAAGAAGTTTGTGGAGTATGTAATCCAAGACTATGACCGCCCGATGGGTGTAGCTACCTATAAAACCTCTGCTGATATGGATGACAGATTGAAAAAAGTCCTGCCATCAGTGGAAGATTTGGAAAAGCTTTTATAGCCTCACAGAAATGGCAAAAATTGCTATCCAGAGATTGCAAAACAACCTTTCGCATCCAACAACCTACAATAAAATTGCATTTGGTGGGGAAAATGTGGGGAAAGAAGAAAACGGGATATTGACGTAACTTGTTAAATATAAGAAAGATATAGAGAAAAGAGGTTTAACAGATAGTACCCCGACCGAGAATCGAACTCGGAACTAAGCTTTAGGAGAGACTGGTTACATCCAATGATTCTCAATTACTTACGAGGTTTTATCCGCTTTTTGTAGAACTATTGTAGCATTTCTGCTGATTTTGCGAAAAAAGCACCCCTCTCCTGAATCTGGATTAGGGTGCTCAATGCAACACCGATGTTTCAGATCGGTGGTGCAAAGATAAGCACTTTTTCTGAAACCGCCAAATTTACTGAGTAAAAAATGATCCATGCGAACCTCACGGCTGGCACGGATCGGTAGTATTGTTATTCTACAGAAAGCTATTTCTTCAATTCGATGTACTCAGAGTAGTGGATCCTGTTGTATGGATTCTTGCTTTTAACCTCCTGTCGTATGGCCTTAGTGCCAAACCTGAAAAACAGGAACCGTTTAGGAACCCTGTGAACTATCTGAATGATTGTATCAGTCGTATGTAGCTGTAAATTGATCTTTCCGCTGTCGATAACTCCAGACACATCAGCCCACGGTGGATCTTTCCAGCTGAATGCTTTTAGGGTATCTACCAGGTGGATCTCAGGACGGTAAACGATACTGTCTCTTATCTCAGTCTGGATCTTGATCTCAGTCTGGCTGGATGTCTGTGACACCGATTGCAGCCGTTTCAGCTTTATCCCCAGATCCTTGACCTCCTGGCACAGCTTCTGGTTATTCCTCTCCAGCTCATCCTTAGTCAGCTGGAGCCTGAGCACAGAGGCAGCACTTTCCCGCCTTTGTCTCATACAGCTTTACCTCACTCATCAGAGCCTCCTGGTTATTCCTGAGCCTCTGCCTATCCACACTACTCTCATAAAGGCAGTGTGCAAGCCAGGCACTCAGTATTGCAAGTGCCAGGCACGTAATGATCAGATACTTTTTCATGTGAATTTGATAGTTTTTGGTGGGATGGTGTTGGTGGTAAGTGATCCGTACTGGATGCTATTCAGCCTCCTTAGCCACCCTTTCAGGAATTTCTTGTTAGCAGGTATGCTAACGCAAATATCTCTCAGGTATTGCTCTCTCCTTTTCTGGAGCTTAGCAAAGAACGTCTTAGGATCCTGGGCATTCAAAGCAGCAAGCGTCTTTTCACCCACGATACCATCAGCCTTGACACCAAGCATAGCCTGTGGGATAGTAATGCCATACTTACCACTGCCCCATACCCAATCTACCAGGGTGTTAGCAATAGACTGATCCAGGATCCTGTCACCTTTCCAGCGATTCCAGAAATTCTTTCTACAGATCTCCATAGCATCAGCTGGAGTGATCAGTTTCAGATCATCCACATCAATGTCACCATCACCATCCTTATCATAGCCCTGGGCTTTCCAGGTTGATATGGTAACACCGTATTTGGTAGCACCTCCACGATCACCAGGTACATTCGCAAAGCCACCCTCCCAGCTCAGGATAAATGGCCATAATGTTTCAATCTTACTCATTCAGCTATTCATTTTATGGTAAAAATCAAGTTTTATACGGTCATACACCGCCTGTACGTTGGTGTACGCACGTCCATTGTTCTGGCTGTCTGCATATACTTCACTCTCCACAACCTCAGCTACCCAATCAACCCACTCAGGGGATGTGTAGGATGCAAGCCTCTTTCCCCTGTATGTATAGTAGTCGAATCGGCTGTTACGATCATCATGCAGATTGATCAGGAGAGTACGGATCTTATGCCTGGTAGCCTCCTTATCCACTATGTGGTTTTCCTCACGTACCTTTTTTATAATACGGCACACCTTTTCCACCGCATAGTCAAAGTAGATGCTGGAGGTGTTCTTGATCCTGAGCTGTGTTTCAGGTCGCAATCCCTCCGATATGTCAGCAAGCATTGAGTTCTGGTTTCGTGTCTCTTTCAGCAGCTCATCAATCATTTTGGAGTTCTTATCCAGCATATTGTTTATGATGGACTTGAACCACCTGAAACAGGCGATCATCAGCATAGCGGCCAGCACAAGGAAAAATGCAGCTGTGACAGCCATCATCCCAACGTCACCTATAGTCCTGGCCGTTTCCAATCCCTCATGTATCATTTGCGCCTCCATTTGTTTTTCCTGTATGCCTCAAAGTTATCCTTATCCTCCTGGGTAATCTCAGTGGACGGTGGGAACACCCTGAAACCATACATAGTACCATACTTAACAACCTTGATCACAGCACGGAATGGATAATGTCTGCCAGGGTTAGCGAAAACATCCTTTACTTTCTTGCTGTCAGTGAAGAAAGCGGACTTGCTGTAACCCTCACCATAGGCGATCAGGCAGCGTGTACCGTTCTCTGTCTGCCTGTCAGGATCACACCCAGTAAACACCGTCACCTGGTTAATGACAGCATCAATGGATGTAAACTCACAGTCGAAGATGTCAGCACCGCCCTGGCCTACACTATCATCCACGAAATCCTCTATCACCTGATTCATAGATCCTCAGGGATATTGTTTTCCAGGCAATCCTCCTTAACCATAGCCTTGATAGCCTTACGGTCTGTGAGGAAAGCCCTGTAAGCAGCCTCAGCCTCATCTGCCTCTTCATCCTCCAGGATTCCCATCTCAGCGGCCTGGTAATCGTTCACCAGCTTCTGCTGAACGTCCTGGGGATAGCGAGCCTCCAGAAGTGTGGCATACATATTCTTACGTGTCTTTGGATATTCCACCCTGAGGCTGTCGTACTGCCACATCTTACCAGTGGCTTTCTTCTTATCCTCAGTGATGGTGATACCGCCATCAGCATCCTCAATCACCAGCACCTCATGGATGTTGTGATTGTAGAGAAACGTACCCTGACCGTTTTTCAGATCGTCAATTACAATGGGCTTTTCCTTTGAGAGTAGCCCTGTAGTCAATACACTTACTTTTTCCATTGTTCAAACATTTATTAAAGATGAAATCACTGTGCTCCTTATCACATCTGACTACCCAGCCGTATTCAGACGGAAACAGGTGCTTAATATCGTCCTCACTCTTGATGTCGTATCTCTCCCTGGTAGCCTCCAGCTTCTTATAGAACCTCAGCAGGATCCCCTTTCTCAGGAGTATTCCGTAATGATTCTGCTTAAAGCCCACATAGTCGATGCTACGATCATCTACTGGGAATATCTGCCAGTTGGCCTTGATCTCCACTTTTAGCTCAGCACCCAGGTAGAGTGCAAAAGCATCCAGGATGTAATGCAGCCTTTCCTTGCTACCGTCCAGAACCACTATATCATCCATGTACCTGTAGTAGTAATCAATACCCAGATCCTCCTTAACCCAATGGTCGAAGTATGCCAGGTACAGGTTAGCCAGGTACTGGCTTGTGAAGTTGCCTATTGGCAATCCCTTGTCTTTACCGTTACTGTCTATTATTCTATCCAACAGCCACAGCAGGCTCTCATCTGCTATTGTGTATCTCAGGATCCGTTTAAGAACGGAATGATCCACGTTATCATAGAATTTCCTGACATCAATTTTCAGGCAATACTTTGTACCAGCCTTATCACTCATCAGATCCCTATGCAGATCTTCCATGCACTTGTGTATGCCACGGCCTTTGATACAGGCATAGGTATTGGAAATGAAGATATGATACCAGTGTGGAGCCAGCACATTGATCACACAGTGATGGATGATCCTGTCAGGAAAGAATGGAGCGATCATTATGTTTCTCTCCTTAGGCTCAAAGATAGTCTTTGTCCTATACTTACCTGGCACATACGTTTTCTCACTCAGGATCTCATACAGTTGGGCAATGTTTGAATTGATTTCCTCATTGAATGCCTGTACCTCATTCCGCATCTTTTTCCCTTTCTGGGCTGTGTACTGGGATCTTATCAGGTTTTCTGGGCTGTAGATCAGCGGATATACATTCTTGATCTTCTTTGCCTGGCAAATATAGATCTTTCCTGTATTGCCTATATAGTAGCCCACATCTTCAAAGTCCTGGTACATAATAGCAGGGTTAAGGTAGTTGGCAATCACCTTGTTTTCCTTATTCTTACCCATGTGTGCCGTTGTTCAATCAGGAGCTTTCAATTACTTACTCACACCTTACTGAATCACTATTATTTTACCAGCTGCCAGCAGTGCCAGCAGCCCCTGTGTGGTAGGGTTGTGGGGATCAACAGTTATATATATTTCCTTAGCTTTTCTGAGGATATAACCACGGTAAAGACGGAACCCAATATTCGTATTCGCATTCGAGGAACGATTATTCGTATTCAGATAACCGAAACCCGCATTCGCACCATTATTCGCATTACCACCGAGCAGGGCACCTGACCCCCGCAACCGTTTATAATTATTTCAAAGAACTCATTCTATCCAAAGAGGAAAAGGTGTGTGAGACGATCAGAAATCGCCCCGCACACCGATTTATTGCAGTCCGTTAGAAACGGCACAGACGGAACCCAAAATTCGTACTCGCATACGAGGAACGATGATTCGTATTCAGATAACCGAAACCCGCATACGCACCATAATTCGCATTACCACCGAGCAGGGCACCATACCAGCCCCAGCCTGTGAAGTCCACAGTAATGGGTGAATAGAACTGATCGGTAACACCCTTATTTTCTGCACCACCGAGTTTGTCGATGAATGAATAGCCATTCTGCATCAGTGAGAGAGTAAGGCCATAGCCAGAAGCACGTGGAAGCTCTGTCTGAGCCACATAGCCGTTAGGAACGGTTGTAGCAGAATCTGAGTGAGAGGTGAACTTTGTACGATCCTCACACACATAGATCTCAGACTTATCGGCCTTATGCCATACCAGCAGATCATCTGCCAGGGCATTGAGGTACTCAAATGGAGTTTCCAGACCTCTGTACGATGTTACCTGGATGTCCTTATCAGTACCACCGTTCTGCCAGTTCTTAACCTTGAAAGTCACCTTACCAGTATTGTTACCCAGGGTAGCTGTCACACCGCAAGGAACGAACGGATTACGGCCATTGTGAGTATTCCACTGAGTAGAATCAACGGTGCAACCATTACCCAGACCGCCCTGATGGAATCCGTCAGCTGTCAGTGTCTCAGTGAAAGTGTCCTGGCAGTACAGAGAGGCATACTCGATCCTCTGGAGCCAGGCGATCTCATTGTAGATACGGCCAAAGCCAATGTGTGTGCCATTCTTGCACTTACCTCTTGCAGCAGACTTATCTACATTTGTTCTTGGCATACCGATCAGAGATCTGTAAGTGCCATCCCAGTCTGTGGCATTACCACCTCTTGGAGCACCTGTTACGAAGATTGGAAGATCGTTGCTGTCACGTGCAATGGCATCACCATTCCATGTGAGGAAACAGCCAGAGATAGCCGTGTCACCAGCGGCATTGTAGCTTGCAAACCAGGGAGAGCACGTCTTACGGCTCATCAGTGTAAATCCTGGAAGCTCATACTCTGAGATCGCATAGAGCCACTTAGTACCCCAGATCTCAACCCTCCTGTAATACTCTGGCTTTTCAAGCATCACGTTACCGTCCGATCCGTCAATAGTAGCTGCTGCACCACCATCTTTCTTACGGCTGTCGTTAGCATGGAGATAATACTTAACCGATCCGTCCGTGTTCTCTACAAAACGTCTCAGTTTCTTCTGAATAGGCAGAGATCTGTGCAAGTCCAGGTTGCCCACACGTGTAAGCTGATAGTCCTGGCTTGTGAAATCGCCCTGAACACCGTACCACATTGAGTACGGATATTGTGGTGTTGTACTACCACTACCTAAAAGTAAACCCATAGTTTTATTTTTTTATTAAAAGATTAAACACTCTCACCAGCACCCCAGTACACATCAAACTGTGTCAGGTCAATGGCATTTGCCGAAAGTTCACAGATCGCTCCAGGTGTCCAGTCACCTAACAGGATCGGGAAATCACCAGCCTCTTTGTCGCAGATCAGCTTACAGTTCACCACCATATTTGTGTTTAATGTAGGCTGCTTTGAGCGCACGAAGATGGAGAAAGGCTTACCTCCCAGGGAGAAACCGCTGGAAAGGCTTGTTATTTGTCCTTTTGCAAGGATCCTGAGACTATACATTTCATTCATATTGAATCAATATTTAATTTCAACACTGCAAAAATACGAAATTGTGTTCAACAAACACACTTTTTGAGCATGAAAAATTGCAAAATTCGTCATTTTTCGCTATTTCAGCCCCCAAACAGATACTATTTCATTGCCACCTCCTTTCTTTTGGAGGATCCTGGAGGAATCCAGCCACCCCTCCATTCACCTGGTTAATCTCCTGTATTTCCACTCTGATCTTTTACTATGTTATCCAGCATATCCTCCAGGGCATTGATACTATCCCTGATGTACTGCCTTGAAGTGTGAAGCTCCTGGGTATCGTATGGCATAGCCTCACCAACCAGGGAAGCCTCATAGCACTTAATCACCTTATAGTCAGTGCTTGCAAGCTCGTTTTTCAGATCCTGGATCTTGTTTCTGTAGTACTGAGGATTGATCACTTTCTCATATTCATAGCCAATGTGATCTTCATACTCCACGGCTACTATGCGCACAGCGAAGCCATCATTGCACTCCAGCTTGCTCTCATCAATTTCATCCAGAGGCTTCCAGCCTTGCTTTTCCAGCTCAGCTGTCTGTTCTGCCACCGAAATGATACGCTCCTTTACCTGGGTAACACCGTTTTTAGTTTCCTGGTAACGCTCTGGATAAGCCTCAACCTCCCTGGATCTCAGCACACCATCTTCAATCTTTCCGTACTTAACCATATTATAAAAATTTGAATTTCCTTACAATCCACACCTCTGTCTTGACACTGTTCTTATACCAGATACCAAAGATCGCCATCAGCGTTTCACCCTCATTCACATCATAGTAACTGTTCTCGGATGTATCGTCATAAATATGCTGGCCGTACTGTGGATAGACACGCAAGCCTCCACCGCCCATCTGATGAAAGAAGATAACCCTACCCTCATATCCATCGTTAGGCAGATATACATTCTTTCTGGTATCTGAGTTAGTCACACTGATCACCTGGCTTACATTCTTATTGACATAAAGATCAGTTCCAGACGTGCTATCTCCAATATACTTAGTATAGAACAAGAATCCACACGCTTTCAGATCATGGAAATAACCACCGTATGCTGGAGCGTTGCTATTGTTGTTTGCCATTCCGTAAACCCCCGCTATCATAGCCTCATCAGCTCCCAGAGACCATGAGGATTTAGAAACACTACCATAACCCAGGGCAACCATTGCAGCCCTCCTTGTATAGCCTGTAACCGAAGATACCGCCTGGGTTCCAGCCAGGTTAGCAAATATGCCTGTAGGTGACATATAGGCTGTGCCTGTGCTGTAGCTTGGAGCATTCTTCGCTGTCACCTGGACTACTCCAGTATCAGCATTCAGCTCGATCTTGGATCCCAGACCTGTCTGTTCTGAGTAAGATCCTCCACTTGTAGCACTCTCCAGGTATATCCTGGGTGTTGTGGCATCCAGCTCGATCTTGTTTCCTGTTCCCAGGGTAGAAACGATCTTTCCACCACTATGCCACCAGTTTCCGATGCTTGCGCCCTCAGCCAGGAGCAAATTGGTTGCTATGCTTTCAAACTCAGCACCAAAGCTATTCCACTTATCGGTATTGGTAGGAACATAGCTCGATCCTGTGAATGATCCAGCGTCAATACGGCAAACATAGTAGGATCCGTTGTACTTAACGGCATCCACCCTGTACTGAGTACCATAGTAGGTTTTGCTTCCGTCAAAGTTACCACGGAAAACCATCACTGGGCTTTTGCCATCTTCACCGTCCACACCATCATAGGGAGTGATCCTAACAGGTGTGCTCCACGTCTGTAAAAGCGTATTTGTCTGGCCGCTAATCTTTGCCACGGTCATCCAGAGATATTCAAGTGCTCCAACGGTAGGAACTGATGTACTCCAGCCTGATGGAGTTCTTGACGATGTATTTAGGGTAGGAGGTGTTGATGTGGAGCCGTTCTTGGCATAACGGTATTCAAAGAAGTCTCCGTTAAGACCGTCTGATCCGTCATTGCCATCATCTCCGTCATTACCTCTCTCGCCTTTGATACGAACGATAATCCAGCTTCCCCATACTCCATTCTTACATTCCCTCTCAGCCCTCCAGACCATTGAAGTGAAATCCACTCCTGATTCACTCGGATCATGCCAGTTATTAGGGTTGTCTGTAGGATTGCCAGGGTTTGTATTTACATTGGAAAACTCCACGTCATAGGTGTCCGTATCGGTCATTTGTCTTGGGGTGCTCCAGCTTGTCTGTTGTGGGGATGCGCCATCAGAAGAGAAAATCCTTGAAGTAGCCCACAGCTTGTTTGTACCACTTGGGATCCCATCAGACCAATACACATCGGTATTGTCTGAATTTTTTCCTGCCAGACAGTTAGATGGACTTGGATCTAAGAAACTACCCTTGTTCGTTGCTGGCTTTGTAGGTGTATTGTTCATGCGGACAAACATGGTGCTCTTGAAAGACGATTGGCCTTTGTCACCTTTCTCACCATAGATCCTCGATATAGTCCACTCTCCATCATACTCACCGTTTGAAACCTTTCTCTCAGCTCTCCAGATCATAGTACCAGCAGTAGGGAAATTTGGAGAGGATGGATCATACCATCCCTCGCTCTCATGGTCGGAATAAGGAGTATCGCCTGTAGGAGCCGCTGGCTGTGTCGTTGATGGACTAAATTCTATATCCAGCGTGTCCGTGTCAGTCTCAGGTGCTGGGGTGCTCCAGCCAGAGCTTCCACCGCCTCCATAGAACGTACATACAGAACTCCACAGTATTGATGTTCCACCAGGAACACCGTCATACCACCCAGAGGGTACAGGGTTTTCATAAGTACCACCGCTTGGAGTAGCTGGTGTGGTGTTTGAACGCTTAAACACACGGCTCTTGAAATTACCCCTTGTGCCATCAGATCCGTCAGCACCGTCAGCACCATTAGCACCTTTAGCCACTATTTCCCAATAGGCACTTTCTGTTGGATAATGCCCTTTAGTAGTCTGAGGGTTGATATACCTGTATGTGGCTGTAGCACCTCCGCTTGTGTATGACACCTCATCACCATAATAATAGTAATAGTTAGGATTAAACACACCACGGTAAACACCTATGTCTGAGAAAACAGGATCCTCTGCCGTTCCTGACATGAGCTTGACGTTTCTCAGCGTGATCTGGTTCCTTGCAGTAACATTGAAGTCGAATGAGCTGTTAGCGTCACCAATCCTGAACTTAGCACCATCCAGATCAAGGTAGTTATAACCGTCAGAGGTTACGATCTTTCCTGTTGTGATAGTGTTTCCGTTAATCCTGGTAAAGCCGTATGTGGTGACAAAATCACGGAAAGCCGTGTGGCTACCTGTAGCAGCATAGGCTGATCCAATGATTCCAACCTGGAAATAGTAATAATCACCCTCAGGATCAGCCCTGAATTGCTGTTGTGTCACCAGCCACGTGCCTTTCCAAACGTCAGGCTCTGGCTCTTCACCCTCTTCTGGTTCCTCATGCTCTTCTGGCTTTTTCTTACACCTTGCATAGAGGTAATATCCAGTGGCATTTTCCATTGTCACGTCAGCAGCACTCATTTCCCAGCTTCTGAACTCTGTATCAGAGATCGTAAGATGCACAAGCGTTCCAGCCGTGATAACGATCCTGTCTTTATTGCCTCCATAGTTAGGCTGGATCACAACACCAACCAGGACAAACTGCTGGCTCTTTGATCCTACAGTTAGCATATTGGTGTCTATACTGTTGGCTCTGAAATTATCCGTATCAAAGTAGCCATCCGTATCAAACACCATATTCCTTAGTTCCTCAGTGGTTCTCCAGCCACGCTTCATCTTTGACAGATCCCTAAGCCCATTGTTTACAATGATAACCTCATGGTTATTGGTATCTACAACGGCCTGTGTTATAACGTCAATGCTTGCAGTGTCAGAGATCGTCAGCTTATAGTCATGCCTCAAAAGAAGATTTCTCTCCACCTTTTGGATGCGGATATACTTTTGAACATTAAACCTGGTATCTTTGATCGGCAAATAATCACCAGGCTTAAAGAGTACTGTATCAGAATCTGTAGGCATCAGCTCCAGGAGCCTCATACGGTTAAGCTCCATAGAATACTGTACCTTAGTCTGTTTCAGCTTGAGAAGATCATCATATCCAGCGTACCATAGGTTTTCCTCAGCATCGTCAATAACGCTTTGTGGCATGATAACATCAGTGAGCTTGTATCTGTCACCAACGGCTATACGGAAAGCAGTGTTATTACCCTCTGTCGGGATCGTCAAGCCCCTGCTATCCTGGAATGGGATGATCGTAATTTTCCTATCATCGTGGACGTACTTTCCGATCTCCAGTGTCTGGCCTGCCAGCTTACCTGAAATGAATGTGATCTTTGCACTCACATTATTTACCAGGTGATCGTTTATGTCGAAATCCAAATAAGAATCAAAGAACGTATTGATGTCTGGAGGTGTCTCTGTCTCTTCGTCACCATTATCTACAGCAGTAACAGTACCAGTCTTAGTAGGAACTATATCATCATACAGCTTAGAATCTGCATCAACACCAATGGTACTTGAAAGTGTTGAATCCTCGATATACCGCTCATTCTCGGAGCCGATACCGATATACTCAGATCCAGCAGATATAACAGTGCCATCAGAAAGAGTATGGCTATTCTTATTGACACGTCTCATAGGCAGCTGGAGCCTCATGGCATAGTCCCTGTAGCCTGTAGGCAGATTGGAAGTACCGCCCTCTACCCAGAGCCTGGTCTTGATAGACTTATCATCCACCTTGTTCTCTTTCAGGGAATACAAGCCTTTGCCCCTGCCCCACTCAAAGTAGCTCGATCCGTCAGGAGGTGTTATATTGCTTCCGAAATGGCCTATCTGGATTGTGCGAACATTGTTATTCTGAGTGATGCGGAAATCCACATTGAATTTCTGGCACACCTGTTGAAGCACCTCCAGGCAGTTGTTACAGCTAAACTGGAGGGCTATAGGATCCTTATCAGGGCATCCTGCTTCATTAAACACCCACCAGCCTGGATAGTCATGGTTCGTGTTATAGATCAGTACACGGATATATTCTCTCAGTGTATATACCAGGTCAAAGGTGGAGGTGGTGGACTTTCCTGAGGCATCCATATCCCTGTATGGTGTTTTCATCAGGTCATAAAGAACACCATAGAAAACGGCATCATACTTGAAATATCCGTCTGATGTCAGCTCCCTGTTTACCTTTGTCCGTATATAATAGTTCTCACCCTTGATAACTATACGATCCCCCTTGTCAAAGCTAAGGATCTCCCTGGAAAGGATGCTCAGGGTAACGGTATCTACACCCATCAGGCTCTTGCTCTGGGTTGCAGTCTTAACCGTCCTGAACGGCTCCTTAGAGAATAGCTTTACCTGAGTACCGTTTCTCTTTATTAAAGTAATCTGCTCCATACCGTAGTAAAGTTAGAAGTGAATGAAGTGAAGTCGTTAGGCTCTCCAGTGATGATCACGTAATTGGAGGAAACGCTGTGTGATACGGTCTGGCTTACGTCATTGCCGCTCACGTCAAAGGTATGCGTACCGTCACCCCAATAGATATTGACAGGGGATTTGCTCTGGATTGTGATGGTGCAAGTGCCATTGCCGTAAAGCACCCTCTTTACTGGCTCAGGTTCCACCAGCTTCAAAGTGAACGTACCCACACACTTGTTTTGGTGTGAGAAATCAGGAACAAGCCTCACCTCATCCTTACAGATCACCTCATATACCAGATCGTTGCTACCAGCTGATATTTTGAGCCTCAGCGTCCTTTGCTTAGTCAGCAGGGAAAAGAAAGCAAGCGTCTTATTCAGGAGATCAGGGAAACTGCTGGCCTCCACAATACATTTCAGCTGTATGGTACGCTCCTTATATTTCACACCGTCCTGATGGTAGTCCAGGCCGTTGGCCGTTCCCCAGTTGTATGTCAGCGGATCCTTGATCTGAGGGATTGTAGCGATACCAGATGAAGATTGCACGTACACACCATAGTTTGTGAATATGCTCCCATCAATGGAATAACCCACGCTATCAACACTTGAAGCACCACTCCAGGATCCGCTTGGAAGTCCTGGATGTGGTACTGTCAGTTTCAGGGTGAAAGTGCCTACAAATTTTAGCGGGTTCCATGCCTTTTCTATATCCACGGAATCCTTGCAGATCACAGTGAAGCTACACTGCTTATATCTGCTGGAGGTTCCAGCCCTCACCACCAGCGTATGCTCTTCTGCATCGGAAAATTCACCCAGGAAACTTGTAGCTTTGGTGATAAAATCACTGAAACCGCTGGCCTCAATGAAGCACCTCAGCTGTAGTGTTGCTTCTTTGTAATATACCTGGCTCAGGTCATAGGCTGTGCCATGTGCAAAGCTCCAATCATCAGACAGGAGATCCTTGATGGCGGGTTTGCACACCACACCATCAGAGGCCGTTACATATACACCATAGCTGGCAAAGTCCGTACCATCCACATAGTATTTTACATCAGCTTTTGCCATACTACTATGTCATTTGTGCTCAGGTTTGTTATATCCTCAACATTGCCAGATACAATAATGTCATAAGTACCCTCCTGTGCATAGGTATGTGTGATCGTCTGGCTTGTGCCAATCACTCCAGTAGTAAACTCACCGTCACCCCAGCTGATCGTCAGCTTCTTTGGAGTTGAAAGGGTAATGGAGCTTTGCGAGTTTGCAGTTTTCCCTATGTGCCTCAGTACCATCTTAACAGGATCTGGCTCTTCCAGGTTAAGCGTGAAAGTACCAACCATCATCTTCTCATTGTACTTTGGGAATGTCTTATCAGGATCAGATCCCTCCAGCATGATCACCTCATATACCAGCGGCTTTGTAGATCCGTTGTACTCCACCCTGAGCCTCCTGGTTCCTCTCATCCTGAATTGCTCAAAGAAGTGGTGCATCCACTCAATGAAAGAAGATCTGCTGTGAGCCTCTATGAAGCATTCCAGGGAGATCTTACGCTCCTTGAATTTCACATAGTCGTAATCATAGGCACGTCCATGATAGGTGTCGTACTCAGCAGTAGCACCCTCCTTGCGTTCCAGATTTCCCACCAGGCCGTTAGCCTTGCTCACATACACACCAAACTCCTTGAAGTTGATACCGTTGATGTAGTACTCCACATCAGTAGAATCTTTGGTGATCTCTGTAAGCTCATCCAGGGTTAATGCCTGGTTGTAAAGCACGACCTCATCCAGCAGGGTTTTAGTGCCAGACATCAGCACATTGTCATTGATCGAAAGTCCTACTGGAGTTCCTGTGAGCTGTGCTGTGTAAACCTGGTTAAGATCCAGATAGACAGTAAATGTCGTGTCCTTTTTAATGAAAGTCAGAGAGTGCCATTGCTCAGGTGTAACAGTAAGCCATTGCTCCAGATACGAATCAACAGCGTTGTAGTTAAGGAGCCAGTTTAACTGATCAGTCACAGGCTTAACATACATCGTCAAAGTGAAGTCACCACTGAAAGGAATTGCCCTTGATGTCTGGGCATTGCCCTCGTTAGACTGAAAAGACTTTCCTTTCATTGCATCCCTGGAGAAACAGGCATCACCTGAAAGCACAGCATCCGCACGGCTACTTGAATAGTCATAAGCCTTGCCACCACCGTCTGGATCATCAAACGGCAAATACAGAATCAATCCATCTTGTTTCATAATTCAATATGTTTTTTTGTTTATACTATTTACCTTTATCCCAGAGCCAATACACTCCACCTGGGCATCACCGTATTTGTTCACTAACACCTGGGCATTGCCACCAGCCACGGCTACTACCAAGTGAGAGTTATCAAAAGCGTCTATTGTTAGCATGGCATGATCACTGACATTGATTGCAGCCTGGCTACCGTGCCTGACATAGAGCCTGGAAACGCTGTACTCATCGTATTCAAGCAAGGCTTTGCAATTCCCATTCAGCACCACGTCTGGAGCATTCCTTAGTCCTGTGATCTCATCATCCACATATCCACCGTAAGGCTCACTCTTACCCTTGAAGTTCTTACGCATGAACTCCAGGGTTGGATAGTCGTTCTTAATACAGAAGTCTATCCCCCTGATGAAGAGCCTCACCATCTTTTCCACGGTATCGCTCCTGTCGAGCAAGCCCTGGTACTGTGAGCAAAGTCCCACGGCTATACCGTCCTGTTTCAGCTGTCTGTTAAGTTCCATATACAATACTATTTAAGATATTCCCTGTGCCAGTAATGGGTTGCCAGAGCTTATGAGCGTCTGGAACATACCCTTGATGGTTTTCAGCTCTTCCACGGTGTTAGCCGTATTGGTGCTGATAGCTGCCTGGAATAACAATAGCTGCCTGGTCATTTCCAGCTGTTCACTCTGGTTGATCACCACGGCATTTATCCTACCAGCTACTATGCCACCTGTTTCCTCACTCATCCCCTGTACGGCTCCAGTGAGAGGATCGGCTGTCTTTTCCTCGGCATTCTTGATCCAGTCACCAATACCATCCAGGGCATTATTGAATAGGTTCCCTGCCTGGTTTACCATTGCCTCAAAGTGAGCACGCTCCTGATCTGTCAGTGTATTATCCTGCATGGCACTACCCAGATACTCCACGGCATCATTGATACCCTTAGCCAGGAACTGTCTTTTCAGAGCCTCTATCACGGCATTCCTCAGCACCTCCTTTGTTTTCTTACCAAGAGCCTCAGCACGGTCTATACCCTGATCGTAAGCCTCCACCAGGGCATCAGCAAACTCATCAATGGCTGTCTTTACATCTGTGCCAGCCAGGGTTTCCATCATGCTACGCTCAATATCCTGTATCTGGGTATCAATATCCTTGATCTTTTCCTCCCACTGAGAGATCTTATCCCAGTCGGTATCTTTCTTATCCTTTTCAGATTCGATCTGTTCACGGATCAACACCTGTTGCTTTCTCAGGTTTTCCGTCTGGAGTTGCATAAGGTCAAACATATCACCTGTGCGCTGTGCCTTTTCCAGCTCATACCTGAGATCCTTGATCTGCTTAGTCAGCTCAGCATACTTTGAGAATTGCCACATCTGACGTGCCAGATCTGCCTCAGCCTCCAGAGCCTTGATCTGATCCTGGATGGCATTAAGCCGCCTCCTGTACGCTGCCTCTTCCTCATCATTGAACACCCAGTAGGTGTGCTCATAGGCATTCTGCAACCTATTGAGAGCACTGCCAAGTGCATCCACCTCACGCTGTATGCTCTGAATATGCTCTTCGATCTCATCGTCATTGTTGAACAAACCAGCTATGAAGTTGATGGCCTGGAGAGCAATGCTGATGGCTGCAAGAATTACGCTGCCTTTCTCTGCTGTTGCAATAGCCTCTGACATAGCAACACCAGCCGTTGCAATACCACTGAGGGTACTGATCACTGACTTTCCTGTATCACCCAGCATATCACCCAACACAGAGCAACTATCAATGGCATCATCAACGAAGTCAAAGCAAGCCTTAGTAGCATCACCCAGATTCTTCCAGTCTGTCTTGATCTGTTTGGATGTTTTCTTTGATCCGTCCTGTTGCTTCTTGAACACCTCACTGAGGGCATTGCCCAGAGCCTTGAATGGGTTGGTGTCGAGCACTTTCTTCTTAGCCTCATCCAGCTTATCCAGGACTGCTTTCATATCGGCTGGATTCAGTTTCAGATCCGCTGTGCTCATCTTATCCTGAATATCCCTTATCAGCTTTTCGATCTGTTCTACTGTCAGGCTGTCGAGATCGGCAAACAGGTTTTTCCAGCTCTCAGTCTGCATCAGCATCTGGGCATTGAGGGCTGAAAGAGCCTCAGCCTCTCCCTGGTTGATCATTGCCACACGCTCAGAAAGCCCCAGCTTCTCAGCCTCATTCCTCAGGAGCTGGTACTGCTGTGTGATCTCCAGCTTTTGCTCTTCAAAGGTCTTATAGTTATTCAGCACCTCTTCTGTCACCTGTTGGCTCAGCTCACTCTCCTGCTGGTTAAGTGCAAGGTTGGCAGCGGCATTCTCATCGGTATTCAGGTGGAACTCTCCACGTGCCAGGCGATCCCTCATTTCAGCTACCGTCTGTAGCTTCTGTGCCAGCGTCTGAGCCTGTCGGATGTTCTGTGTAAGTGATTCCTTGAACTTATCCATACTGGATTTCTGGCCTGTCAGCTCATCAAGCTGGTTTCTGAGGGCATTGAGGGCATTGGCATCACCATCCGTAAAGTCCTGAGGCTGTGACTGTCTCTTTGCCTCCAGCTGTGCAATCTGGGAATTTACCCAGGAAATAAAGCTGGATCCGTCAGCTATGAGATCCTTGAAGTGAGCGTTAGCCACGTCCTGGCCTACATTCCTCACCCAGGAGAAATAAGCCTCATACTGTTTCTTCTTATATTCGATCTCACCGTCAAAGAGCCTGATACTCTCCTGTTCGTAAGACTGGTTAGCCAGCTTGCGCCTCTCTTCAAAGCTACGTTTTTCCTCATCAGTCAAGCCACCGCTCTTTGGATCAGCTTTCTTTCTGGCTCTCTCCAGCTCCTTTTCCTCCTTAGCGATACGGTCAAGCTCTCTCTGATGCTGGAGATCCAGGGTAGCCTTACGTTTGGCATAGCCCTCTTCCATTACAGCGATACGTGCCTCTTCCAGCTTGCGCTGTGCCTCCAGCTGTTTTTCCTCCAGCTGGTTCGCATTCTGTTCCTGGTTGTTACTTCCAGCCTTGCTCTTAGGCTGTGTAGGGCTGTTCTGCTGGAGCTTGCTCTGGAGCTGCTGTAGTTCCTTGATGTGCTTCTTACGCTGTTCTGATCCGTATTGCTCAGTGGAGATCATTTCACGTAGCTGCTTGATACGATCCTGGATCCCGCTGTCAGTATTCAGGTCGTTCATCTTAGTGGTAATAGCACCGTTCAACTGGGCTTGCAGCCCTAAGCACTCCTGGAGCTTCTTTTTCAGATCATCTATCTGGCTTGCATCAGTCTGAGGATTGACTATCATACCATTCAGCTTGTCTATCTCATCCTGATTCGCCTTTACTTTCTTATCCAGATCATCAAAGCTCATTTCCACATAGTTCACGCTCTCCACTACAGGAGTAGGATCTTTTGGAGCCATAAACGATCCGATCTCCCTGTCGATCTTAGCTATCTCGCTCTGTGCTGTCTGGGCTGTGTTCACATACTCATCCAGGTAGCTCTGTAGTGCTGGCTTGAAAGCCTGGATCTCTGCACCACTGGCATTCGTGCCTTTCTGGATGGCATCAGTGATATTGTTGATGATCTCATTGTAGGTATTTGTATAAGCATCATCGGTAAGCCCCACAAGTTTCCTGGAAGCGTCCTGTGCCATTGATTCAACGATCTCCCACATGGCATCAGAAGCCTCTCTGATATTCTTTGATGCTACCTGTCTGTATGTCTCTACAGTGCCAGAGGATCCTCTGGCTGTGTAATTCTGCTGGTAGCCAGCAAACTCCTTATGTGTGGCCTCTTCTGCTGCCTCCTTTAGCCTTTTGAGTGATTCTGCATGATCATCATTAGCCTTTTGCATGGCCTGTTCCACATACTTAGCCCTGATCTTCTCAGCCGTTGTTTCCTGTATGGCTTTCTTAACCTCTTCATACTTTTTGCGCTGATCCTCCAGTGTGTC